CCTTCTGCAAGACTCCACTTTCTTCCGCGATCCGACGACCAATGTGTCGTATGGCATCAAGTTCTTGAACCAGTTGCAGTACAACAACATCGCGGTCAAGACCGTCACTAGCACCTTTCCGCAGGTCATGTGGGTGAACATGACCTACCCCGACATCACGCTATCGGTATATCCGGTGCCGTCTCGCTCGCTGGAGTTCCATTTTGTGTCGGTCACGCCGCTCACTTCGGCGGCCGGGCTTGAGACGGAACTGCTGTTTCCGCCGGGGTATGTGCGCGCGTTCCGGTACAACTTGGCGCTTGAGCTAGCGCCGGAATTCAATGTCAGTCCGGCGGCAGATGTGCGTCGGATTGCAATGGTGAGCAAGCGCACGCTTAAGCGCATCAACGGCCCTGCCGACATCATGGCGATGCCGTACAGCCTCATGGCGCGGCGCAACCGCTTCAACATCTTCGCCGGCAACTACTGATGAAAACGCCGTTTCTCGGAAGCAGCTACGTATTGCGTAGCCCTAATGCTGCCGACAACCGGATGGTCAATCTGTACCCCGAGGCTATCCCCGAGGGCGGTAAAGAGCCTGCCTACCTGCAACGCTGCCCTGGGCTGCGGCTAGTCGCCACGGTCGGCAGCGGCCCCATTCGGGGTCTGTGGGCGAACGGCACGGATGTCTATGTGGCAAGCGGTACGGAGTTCTACAAGGTCACCGCCAACCTGACGCAGACCAAGTTGGGCGACATTACAGGCTTTGGCCCGGTGTCGATGGCCGACAACGGCACGCAGTTGTTTATCGCCTGCAACCCTGACGGGTTCATCTACAACTTCAACACGGCGGCGTTCGCCAAAATCACCGACCCGGATTTTCCGGGCGCGGTCAATGTCGGCTACCTTGACGGCTACTTCGTGTTCAACGAACCGAACAGCCAGAAGGTGTGGATCACGGATCTGCTTGACGGCCTGTCCGTAGACCCGCTGGACTTTGCTAGCGCGGAAGGTTCGCCGGACGGCTTGGTGTCATTGGCGGTCGATCACCGCGAAGTGTGGTTGTTCGGCACCAACTCGGTCGAAGTCTGGTACAACTCGGGCGACCCCGATTTCCCGCTGACGCGCATCCAAGGCGCGTATAACGAAATCGGCTGCATCGCCCCCTACTCGGTCGCCAAGCTTGACAACAGCGTGTTCTGGCTTGGCGCCGACGCGCGCGGTCAGGGCATCGTCTACCGAGCGCAGGGCTATCAGGGCGTGCGAGTGTCCACCCATGCCGTTGAATTCGCCATTCAAGGCTATGCCGACATGTCGGATGCGGTGGCATACACCTATCAGCAGGACGGCCACGCTTTCTATGTCCTGATATTCCCGAGCGCGGAGACGACTTGGGTGCTTGACGCCTCGACCAACGCTTGGCACGAACGAGCGGCGTTGGTGGATGGGCGGTTTCGTCGGCATCGGTCCAACTGCCATGCGCGGTTCAATGGCGAACCCGTGGTGGGCGATTTTGAGGACGGCAAGCTGTATGCCTTTGACCTCGCGCACTTTTCCGACAACGGAACGGAACAGAAGTGGCTGCGGTCATGGCGCGCGCTTGCGCCTGGTCAGAACGACATGAAGCGCACGCTTCACCGCCGTCTGCAATTGGATTGCCAGACAGGCGTAGGCTTGTCTGGTTCCGGGGTTGCGCAAGACCCGCAGGTGATGCTGCGGTGGTCGGACGATGGCGGGCACACCTGGAGCTACGAATACTGGCGGTCGATGGGCCGCATCGGCCGCACGGAGACGCGCGTGCTGTGGAACCGCTTGGGCGCTACGCTCAAGTCCCGCGACCGGGTGTACGAAGTGTCTGGCGCCGATCCGGTCATTGTGGCGCTGATGGGCGCGGAACTGACGATAGAGCAGACCGATGCCTAATGTCACCAACATCCCCGCACCGCGAGTGCCGCTTATTGACGAGCGCACCGGCCTCATTTCGCGCGAGTGGTTCCGCTATCTCAACAATCAGTTTCAACTGACGGGTGGCGGCACGACCGACATATCGCTTGCCGATCTGGAGCTGACGCCTACCAACGGCGCTGCCGACGCCGAACTTGGCGTCCTGCAATCGCAACTTCAAGCGCTTGGCGTCAGCCCGCCGCGGTTTGAGCCAAACCCCATCAACTACGGGCAGTTCTACGACACAACCACGCAGACGGCGGCGGCCATCAACACGGCCTACGCAATGAAGTTCAACACGTCGTCCAACCGCTATGGCGTGTATGTCGATCCGGGCGATTCCACCCACATCAAGGTCACGCGTCCGGCGGTCTACAACATGCAGTTTTCGCTGCAATTAGACAAGACCGCAGGCGGCACCGGCATCTTTTGGGTGTGGGGGCGCATCAACGGCAACAATATTGCGGACTCTGCCTCCGAAGTTCGTATTCAAGGCAACAACGCCGAAATCTTCGTGGCGGCCAATCTGTTCGTCTCCATGTCGGACGGCGACTACTTTCAGTTGATGTGGGCGGTCGATGACACGACCGTGCAGATACAATCCAAGGTGGCGGCGGGTGTTGTTCCTGGCATCCCCTCCGTCATCCTCACCATGACGCAGGTGTATATATGACCGTTCACCTCTCCCCTGTGGCTGGCGCCGGCGCGCAGTTCTTTGACAACAGCGGCAATCCGTTGGCGGGGGGCAAAATCCTGACCTACATCGCCGGCACCACTACGCCGCTTGCCACCTATACTTCGGCTACGGGCGCGACCCCTCACGCCAACCCGATTGTGCTGGACTCTGCCGGGCGGGTTCCGCAGACCATTTGGCTTGATACCGGATCGGCGTACAAGTTTGTGTTGACTACCGCTGCCAATGTACCTATCGGCACCTACGACGACTTGACGGGCATCAATGACCTGTCCATCGCCGGCGTGGCGTGGTCGGAAATCACAAGTACTCCGACCACGGTGGCGGGTTATGGCATCACTAACGCCCTGACCACTACGGCGGCGGCGTCTACCTATGCGCCGATCAACAACCCGACCTTTACTGGCACAGCGCAAATCCCGGACAACGCACCTTCTAGCACCAACTACCCGGTCGGGTACCGGGACGCGCCGCAGGTGTCCAAGACCACCAACTACACCCTTATCCTTTCGGATGCGAGTAAGTCGGTGCTGATGAACGGCACTAGCCTGACGCTGACCATCCCCGCCAACGGATCAGTGGCGTTCCCGGTCGGTACGGTCATTTTGTTGGTCAACACCAACACCACTTCACTGTCGGTCGCTATCACTAGCGACACGCTCACGCTTGCCAACAGCACCACAACCGGCACGCGCACTGTCGCGCGCAACGGTATGGCGGTGCTGCACAAGATCAGCAGCACTTCGTGGCTGATTGGCGGGCCGGGAGTGAGCTGATGGCCCACATCGCGCTTGTACTGCTCAGTAGCACCGCAGGCGGGCCTTCCGCAGAGTGCAAGGCTCCCGGCACCACGGGGACCATCACGGCTCCTAGCGGTGCTACGGGCTGCACGGTGGAGTTGTGGGGCGGCGGCGGCGGCGGCGGGGGCAACTTCGGAAGCTCTGGCTATGGCGGGGGCGGCGCGGCGTTTGTCAAACGGTCGTTCTCCGTCGTCGGCGGCACCACGCAAATCGACTACGCCGTGGGTGCGCTTGGGCTAGGCAGCGTAGGTGTTGCGGGCGGCGCAGATGGCGGCGACTCCACTATCAGCGTCCCGCCCACATCCCCGACCATTTCTCTAGCGGCCGGCGGCGGCAAAGGCGGTCAGGCGACGGTGCCGGGAGCGGCAGGTACGACTACGCTTACGGGCGGTATCCCTTGGGATTTGGGTTCAGCTCCCACCGCAGGCACTATCGGCTTGGGCGGCAACGCCGGAAACACCGCTGGCGGTGGTGGGGCCGGCGGCGCGCCAGGCGTTACGCCGGGCGGCGGCGGGTTTGGCGACGACAATTTTGGATGGAACGGCGGGGATGGTAGTGTCTGCTTTTACTGGACGTACCCGACCAACATCGTGTTGTCCGATCAGTCGGCGTTGAACAACTCTTTGTCGGGCGTCGGCGGTACGGCTACCGCAACATATCGTCTTGCTAGTACGGGGGTAGCGTCGGCCACCAATTCGGCGGGGGTGCTGACGGCTATCGCCGGGCAATGGTTGACTAGCGGCACTGCCGCCGATTACGAGGTCTACGCGCAATGGTCGCCAATCGGCGGCGGTCCTGGAGGTATTGCGGGCGGGGGATCTACAGGGGGCGCCGCGTCTGGCACTTGGCTAAGTTTAGGCACTACCCGTGACTTCACTTTGTCTGCCACAAATAACTTTGTGGAGCGCGAACTGTATATCCGTATACGCAACGCGGCCACGCAAACCGTCGTGAATTTCTGTACGATAACCGTGGAAGTTGATTCCGCGCCTTGAGGTAAGTATGGCTGTAGCTGTTCAAGTCTTGGTGTCCCCTCGCACGGCGCTCAACACGCAGACCACGCAGTATGTGGCCTCGGGCGTGTCGGCCATCATCGACAAGTTCACCGCCACCAACTACAGTTCTGCGGCGGCCACGCTATCGGTCAATCTGGTGACGCTCAACGACACGCCGGGCAACCAGAACTTGATCGTCAAGTCCAAGACGCTGCTGCCGTCCGAAACCTACACCTTCCCCGAACTGGTCGGGCATGTGCTTGCGTCTGGCGGGTATATCTCGACCATCGCCGGCACGGCGTCGGCCATCAACATCCGCTGCTCAGGCAGGGAAGTGTCGTGACGGAGTTGGTAGACGACCGGGCGCAAGCGTTGCAGGTCGGCTATCACGCGACCGACTGGAACAACCGCCCGTCATTTGACAGTTACGCCGCCGCAATGGAAGATTGGGACATCAAGGCGCTTGTCCGCAACGGCGTGTGCATTGGTGCGGTGTACTTCAACGGCGACGAATTGCACGTATCCGTGCTGCCGTCTTGGCGGCGGCGGTGGGCAACAAAAGGTTTGTTGGCCAAACTGTTAGACCGTGAGCGGGTCACCACCCGCGTTACGGACGGACACGACCATATGCACGGTATTCTGCGTCGGCTAGGGTTTGAGAACCTTGACGGCTTGTATGTAAGAGGTCACGCAAATGGGCATTGAAACCGCAATCATTGGCTCCGCGCTTATCGGCGGCGGTATGTCCGCCCGCGCATCCCGCAAGGCATCGCGCGCGCAACAGCAGTCGGCCGATCAGGCCACGCAGTTGCAGCGCGAAATGTTTGAGCGGCAAGTGCAGCTCAACGAGCCGTTCCGCGAAGCCGGCATCACCGGCCAGAACGAACTGATGCGGATGCTCGGGCTTGGCGGCGACCCCAATTCAGCGGGCTACGGCAGTCTTGGCCGCAACTACACGATGGCCGATTTAGAGATGGACCCCGGCTACGGGTTCCGGCTGTCCGAAGGCATGAAGGCGCTCGACCGCACCGCCGCAGCTCGCGGCGGCATGATGTCGGGCGCTGCGCTCAAGGCCGCTGGTCGCTATGGCCAGGACATGGCATCGCAAGAGTATCTCAACGCCTTCAACCGCGCGCAGGCGCTCAAGAGCGAGCGTCTAGGCGTCCTTGGCAGTCTCTATGGCGCGGGGCAAACCGCTGCGCAACAGGTGAGCAACGCCGCCGGGCAGTACGGCGTCAACGCCGGCAACATGATGATGGAGTCTGGACGCGCCCGCGCGTCGGGCTATATCGGCTCTGCCAACGCTATTTCCAACGCCCTTGGCCAAGCGGCTCTTGGGTACGGGATATTCGGCGGCGGCGCGCGACCGGCTATGGGCGCTAACACGATGGCGGTCAACTATCAGGGGCCGCGCTACGGCGGCTACGGTTGAGGACTCGGTATGCCTATCATCGGTGACACGCAGATCCAGCCGGTCAACTTCCTTGAGCAGTATGTGCGGGGGCAGGAGTTTGCGCGCGGTCGGCGTGTGAACGAGCAGACCGATCAGTTGAACGCTTTGAAGCTCCAAGCCGCAGAGCGGGAGCAGTCAAACGCTATGCTGTTGCAGCAAGCGCTTGCAAGCGGGGCTGACGAGGAAACGCTGATGCGCACGCCTGGGGGCGCCGATTATGTGGCGGCCATGCACAAGGCGCGCGGTGAGCGCGTCGGTGCGGATACCAAAGACCTTGAGCGGCGCATGAAAGGCGCTCAACTCTTGGGGCAGACGGCGGGAGCGTTCTTGAGCTTGCCACCCGAGCGGCTGAACAAGGCTACGCTTGCGCCGTGGGTCAGCCAGATGACGAGCGCGGGGTTGCTGTCGCCTGATGTGACGGCTCTGTTTGAGCAGATGCCCGACGACCCGGCGCAGCTTGCGCAAGGGCTGCAATTGCTTCAGTCGCAGGCGATTGACGCCGAGAAGCAGGCCGAGCGGCACTTCATCAACCAAGATTTGGGCGGGTCCGTCCGCACGCTGACTGCGCCGAAATATGGTGCCGGCCCTGCCTCGGTGCTGCCGGGGTCGGTCGCGGCCACCACGCCGTCGCCTAACGCGCCGCGCACTACGGTCAACACATTCCTTCCGGCAGCGGAAACTAAATACGCCGAAACGGTCGGTAAGGGGCAAGGTGAGGCGGATTTGGCGGCGTATGCCGCTGCGGAGAAAGCCTCAGCGGATTTGGAGCGGGACAACGCGGCGTTGGATCTGTTGGAGCAAGGGCAGCCCGCCACCGGCATCACCGCGCCGATTGCGTTGGAGTTCAACCGCATCATCGCAAGCGTCAAGGGCGACAAGACTGCGGCGGCCAAAGTCCGCGACACGGAACTGCTCAACGCGCTTCTTGGTCAAGACGTGTTCGCCAATATCCAATCTTTGGGCATCGGTGCGCGAGGCTTGGATACGCCCGCCGAGCGCGAATATCTGCGCGAAGTCGTGTCTGGCACTATTACGCTCAATCAGCAGACGCTCACCGAAATGGCGCGAATCCGCGCAAGCATCAAGGGGCGCGCGATTGATCGATTCAATCAGCGCATCCGCAGCGGCGAGCTTGACCCGTTCTTCCAAGCCACGCGACGGCCGAAAACGGAAATCTCCAAGCCGGCGCGCGCACGCGCCCGATTCGGTAGACCGGCCAACGTCTCCGCCGACGAGTGGAACGCGCTTACGCCAGAGGAAAAGAAGCTGTGGCAGCAGACGCCCTGACGCTAGAGCAGCAGCAGGCGCTTGCGCTAGCCCGCGCGCGTATTCGCGCGGCGGCGGCAAAGCCCAAAGCCGCCGCACCCGCGCCCGAATCTTCTGGTGCGGTAGGGCAGTACGCCGGCGTGATTAACCGCGCAGTAGCGCCGTATGCCCTCGCCGCAGGCGGCGGTGCGGCGGTCGGTGGGCCTTTCGGGCTGGTGGCGGCGCCGCTTGCGCTTGGCGCAACGGATCTTACGGCTACGCTATACAACTTTGGTGCTGGCGCGCTTGGGTCGGAAAACCGACTGCCTGTGCCGTCAGATGTTGTCCGCCAAGGGCTGACAAGCATGGCGCCCGGCGTATTCCGCGAACCGCAAACGTCGGGGCAACGCTATTTGGCGGCGGGGGCTGAAGCGGCAACAGGTGCCGGGACTGCTGCCAATGCGCTGCTAAAGCTGGCAGGTAAAGCGGCGCCTGGCACAACGCAGAATGTCTTGCGTGAGTTGGGGCGTTCGCCCGCCACGCAAACGGGCGCGGCGGTAGGCGCTGCGACGGCGCCCCAAGCGGTGTCGGACTTCACCGAGGAAGGTTCCGTGCTTGACAACCCGTATGTGTACGGGATGGCAAGCGTGCTTGGCGGTGTGCTTGGCGGTGCGGGTACGGCCAAGGCGCTCAATGTCGGCGGGGTGCGCGCGCCAACGCTGCCGAAGATGAAGGCGCAAGCCGCGCAAGCCTATGCGGATGTGGACGCATCCG